AAAGTTGAGTAGCTATTTGCTCCAGTAATTGTTGCTGTGACTAAAGCGGTATTTGTGAAGTTAACTGTACCGTAAGTTAAACCATTACCCCCAAAAGTTTGTGTTGCTCCAGTGCAGTTAATTGTTGAAGAACTAAATGTGCCGCTGAGTAAAGTTAAGTTGGCAGATATGTTTAAGGTATCGGCTAATGCTACTGTTGCACCAGTTGCGCTTTGAGTTAGCGGGAAGTTAACTACAACCCCATTGGTTGTTATTGTTTGAGTACCAGATGTACCCGCAAGCGCCATAGTGTTGGTGTTTGTTGCTGTTATTGTACTAGCGCCAAAGGTCAAACTACCATAAGTATTTGACGTTCCAGTTGTTGTTTGGTTGTCAAAAGTTCCAGTAAATCCTGTTGTATTTAAGTTAAACGCAGATGAGTTATATGAAATAGTATCTGAGCCCGCTGATATAACAAAATTAAAAGCATTAGCTGTTAACGGATTTTGGTTCCCAATTTGCCTAGTTCCTGTAGAACCAGAATAACTAAAATTATAAGTTGGTCTTGTGCCAGAAAAAGAAAAGTTTGAAGAATCTAAAGATAAAACAGATGCGTTGTTCCCTGTGATATAAAATATTCCAGAACCCGCCGTAACCACTCGTGTACCTGTTGAAATACCAAGAAATGTTAAAACAGTAAAATCAAAATTTGAAAGCGTTAAATTTCCTGTTAAGTAGTTAAAGGCTCCAGTAGATACAAATGAAGATCCTAAAGTAATAGTAATTCCTGAACCGTTAATAGTAACAGGGCTTGCAATAGATACACTGTTTGTTGATACAGTGCAAGTGCCTGTAAAGGTCATTGTTCCAGTATTAGTCCAACTAACACCAGTTGCAGTTACAGTTAAACCGCTTGTAGTAATACCTATTGTGGAAGAACCAGCAAAGGTTAATGTGCCAGTTAAAGGTCCTGCCATATTAATGCCAAGCACCGCAGTTGTAGCAGTTCTTGTGCAAGTATAAGAAGTAGCGTTTGATAAAGAATCAAAGATAGCAACGTCAGCAGTAGAAGGAACTGATGCACCACCAGAACCACCAGATAAAGTAGACCAGTTGGTAGTTGTTACGCCATCCCAAGTGCCTGTACCACCAACCCAGTATCTATTAGCCATTATTCAAATACCTCAGACGGCGGATTGGGATCAATAAAATTTGTGCCATTCCAATACCAACCAATCTGTGCATTATTGCCATCAATATCTGGAGTTTCAATAAGTTGGCAATCAGGATAAGGGCATGGGTCAGTTGGTTCAGCAATAATAATATTAATTACTAAACCATCTGATAATTGGCAAACAGCACAAGTAGTCATAATTTATCTTTATTGTCTGTCATCAATTAGCTCCCAATCAGTAGTGTCGGCGTTATCCACCTGATTCCAAGTAGTTGATACTGTTGTATTTATGGAACTAAAAGTGTTAGTCTGGGTATCGTTGATTTTAACCCAAGCAGCGCCTAATAATATATCGGCAATTGTAACATTTTCAACAGAAAACACGTTTAGCACCTTAATTGCCTGTTCTATATCCTGAACAGTAAGGTTTTCAATAATTGACTCAAAATAAGCTACGCCATTAAAAGGAAGGTCTAGCAGATTTATGGTTTCGAAGATGGCGGCGGCAAAGGCGGCTGTGGCTGTTTCTGCGTCTAGTACCGATAAAACTTCAATAATCTGGCTATTAAACGCAGTAACAGATGTGGCAGTATCCGCAATAGCAGAGATAGCCTCAGTAATAGCTTTTATAAATACAACAGAAGCAGTTTCTGCGTCATCTATGGTTGAAGCCTCTATAATAGCCGAGACAAAATTAGCAATAACCGTAGATTCTGCAAATGGCTCTACATTCGTTGCTTGACCAGAAAAAGCACTTCCACCAAAGGCAAACTGAGCAATCGCCGCCGCCGTATTCTGTGGAGACAGGTTGATATATAAAGCCTCAATAACTGAAGCCGCTAAAAACTGGTTAAGGTTATTTATATCTAAAAGACTTATATTTTCCGTTATAGCGATGTTATAAGACGAAGTAACTGCAAGTAAATCTTCTAATGTGATGTTCTCTATGACTGCCCTAGCAAAAGTAGCTGCTACGGTTTGGGTATCGGCAGAAGCCAGCGCCTCAGTTATGGCAGCTATAAGAAGTAATACTGCACTTGATTCTTGGTAGTATTCAATAGTTGTTGCATTACCTGCAAAAGCCACATCACCAAAAGCGCTACCACCAAACATAGCTGTGTAATTAGTGGTTATAAGATTGATATTTAATAGCTCAACTACGCTGCTTATAAAAGCTACTGTTGTGGTCTCAGAGTCAGTAAGAGTTATTGCCTCAGTTATAGCAGAAGCCAATATTCTAGAAACTGTTGCAAAATCTTCAGCTGTTAAAGTTTCTGTAATAACGCTAAGAAATGAAGCGGCTACTGACTCAGAACTTGCTACGGTTAAAATTTCAGTAATAACTGCACCGAGAGCCACTGTCGCATCGGACTCTGGATAATATGTAGTAGTTAAAATGTCACCAGCAAACGCTGAATTACCAAAAGCACTGCCAGCAAATGCAGCTGAAGCACTAGTAATTACCAGATTTATACTTAAAGCCTCAAGTACTGACCCACCAAACGTTGTTGTAATTGACTCGGTATCGGCAGAAGTTAAGGCTTCTGTAACGGCACTAACAAAGGCTGTTGTAACGCTTGAAGAGTCTAAGGCTGTAAGGTTTTCTAATACATCACTTATAAACGATGCAACGGTTGTAGATGAGTCCGCAGAAGACAGAGCTTCTGAAATTGCGCTTACAAATGCTGCTGTTGTTGTGGGTGAGTCTGCAGAAGTTAAAGGCTCTGCTATAGAACTAGAAAATGCTGCTAGGGCTGACTCGGAGTCAGCTGAGGCTAACGCCTCAAGTATTGCTACGCTATATACATTAGCGCTTTGTAATATTAATGAGGCATAGGGGGTTTGAGCGTAGGCAGCATAGCCAAACATTTAGTTCCAAGTTAATGTAGGGTAAATAATTATCTACTGCTTATAGGGGAATTGCAGGTTTAGGTTCATTAGTTGCCAATACTTGAGTTGTTGTATCCCAAGTAAACCCAATATCACCAGCGCCTAAAGTTTCAACTAGCACAAAATCTGTAATTTTTTTATTAACAATAATTGCTTGCCAAACTTCGGCTAAAGTATCTGCTTGCACTAACATAGTTGCATCGACTGGTGGTTGCCAAGTATTAGGATTTCCATCCCATACAACAGTATTGGTTACTACATCATTTTCTACTACTAAATAGTTTTGAGTTGTCATTTTATTCTTTACCTTACCATTCAACAACTACAATGCCAGCAGTTCCAGCGGCTCCACTACTAGCACCAACGGCTCCGCCACCACCAGACCCATATCCTTTGCCGACATTAGCACCAGTTGCACTTCTACCAGCCCCGCCACAACCCCAAGGTCCAACTCCAACAACACCAGCATCAGTACTAGAGATACCATAAATAGTGCCTTTGCCACCACTTCCTCCAGCCGCACCACCTACACCGCTCCAAGTAGTTGTACCATCAGTAAAAGTGGCAGTCCCAGTCCCACCAACCCAACCATAAGCCATTCCGCTTACTGTTCCAGCCGTACCACCAGCGCCAGTAGTAGCATTACCACCGCCACCTCCAGTAGCAGATGCAGTAGTAATAGTTTGAGTTCCTGAAGCAATAGAAGATGTTCCTCCAGTTCCACCACTTGAATCGCCACCGCCACCTGTGCCAGCCGCACCTACAGTAACAGTTAAAGTATTTGCGGGTGTTAATCCAGTAAAATATTGAACTCCGTAACCGCCGCCGCCACCAGCACAAAAAACATTACCAGCAGTAGCACCAGCACCGCCGCCACCCGCACCTACTACAGTAACTTTAATTGCAGTAACACCAGTTGGAATAGTAAATGTTCCGCTAGCTGTAAAAACTTGCGCTTGAGCACCCGGTAAAACAGAAGAAGTTAACGCTAATGTTCCCGTTGTTGCTGGAAGCGTGATTGTGGGTGTGGTTGCATCTGTAGATTGTAGTGTGGTACTACCGCTTGTAGCACCTGATAAGACTAACGGCTTACTAAAAGTGACGTTTCCAGAAGCATCTTGGTTTACCGATTTGCCCGCAGGGTAAGTAACAAATATGTTAACTGTGCCACTAAAAGTTACAGCAGAACCAGAGTTGCTAGAAGATAAAATGGTCGTGCGTGTAAGAGTAGGTCCAGTCGTTGAGTACGTACCAATTCCAACTTCCCAGTTTCCAGAAGCATCAAACGCACTATAGTACGTTGTGTTAGTGTTTCCAATAACGGAGAACGACTGAAACCCAGTTACAGAACCAACTAAAGTAAAGCTAACTGTTGTATTAGCCGTACCCGTTTGTTGGACTCTATCTAATAAGACAAGAGCCATTTTTAGCTCCTATTAGCTAGTAGCTGTGGTGCTATATGTAACTGCTAAAGAATCGCCGTTTGCTACTGTTTTTGAACCACCAGTAAAGTTACCAGCAGAATACAAAATACCAGTTGTTGTATCTTTAGTAGCAGAAGCAGATGCGCCACCGTTAATAAAGCAGCCATTAACTGTACCAGAGGAGGTCATAGCAAAAGTAATAGCGCCGCCTGTTTTGGTAGTTACGTTTGTCGGTGTTGTGCCAGTAGAAGAAGCCGCAGTCCAACTGATTGACTGGCGATTACCTGTGTATGTAGGGGCATTAGCTAAACCAACTTCTGACCATGTATGGGAAGACATAGTATCAGCGGCTGTGTAAGTAGCTGTGCCACCGCAAAGACCTAAATAGTTTGCACCAGAAGCTGTACCACCAGCAGTACCAGTAGCACCAAAGTAGTAATCAAATAGTGCTTGTTTACCTACAGCCATAACTAAGTTAGGAGCTTTATCTTCCCATTTTAGATTGCCTTCGGAATCGTAGCACTTAACGTCATACCAACCTTGGATTCCCAAAGTTTCATCGTGCTGTGCGCCACGGGTTACTGATGCGCTTGCAGCGTCACCAAAGTTTGATAATTCATTGTGCATAAAAACTCCTTAATTAACTAAATCGAATGATTGCATCCGTTGTTGTTGCGGTTGGAAAAGTAACTGTAAAACTTGTAGTTGGGGTTTTATCCGCCCCAAAATTAAGCACGGCGACAGCAGCTCCAGTAGTGCTATTATATATTAAAGCTCCTCTAGTTGTAAATGAAGCAGGAGTCCAAGTTACGTTAGAAAACGATACGTAAGCTGTATAGCCACTACTTGTAGGGACTTGGCTTATTGTTAAAGTTTTACCCCCTGCAGTATACCCAGTACCCGTAACTTCACCCACAGTAGTATAGGCTAAAGTTGTTTCGTTTAAGTCGGCGCTGGCTGTATATAAGGCAATCTTGTAAGTATATGGAGTCCCAACCGCAAAGTTCTCTAAAGCGCTTAAGCAGTTCTTTTTGAAGATGGTGCATTGCCCTTGTGTAATCATACAAATACCTCAAATTTGTTGCTTTTTGAACAGTTTTCAATGAATCTCATAGCTTTTAAATTAGATGGTACGTGTAACCCAGATACTAAATTGCCCTGTAATGGGATAATATGGTCTACAGCCCACTTAACACCTTCTATTCTAGATAGTAATGCGGCTAATTTATACTCGTTTTTAATTCTTTCTTTGTCTATAGCAGTTAGCCATATTGGGGTTCGTTGTATTTTAGCCGCTCTTCTTTTTGCTGTGGCTGCATATTTATTAACGTATCCATTAAAAGTCTGCTCATATTTTTTAATTGCAGTAGACCTTGAATGTTTGCCAGCAATAGATTGAGCATATTCTTTTTCTGTATTTTGCCCTTTTTCTGTAGCTCTCCACTTGCGATTTCTCCTGACTGAGTTTGCGCAGGCGAGGGGGTTTAGGCGCATGGCTTGGTGCTGACATATTTTACAAACGTGCCTGTGTCCATGAGTATGCTTTTTAAACTCATTTAATTCTTTTTGTTGTAGGCATTTTTTACAAGTTCTCATGGATTAACCGCAATTTTAGCTTGCCCTTCTCGGTAGGCGTCACCACGTTCTAAGCCAGTACCAAGGCGATTAAGCTGTTGTAGAGCTTCAGTATACTTATCTTCGTAGTATTTAACTAGATCTTGCTCACCTTTCATGAAAAGCATAGCTTCACGCATAGCGCCATAAAAGAGCACGGGGTCATAATTATCACCCAGCCAGCTAGTCCCATCGGAGTTGTTAACTTGAGACACTGTTACAGAAAAACCAGAACCCGTACCGCCAAGATAAGAAGAAGCTGCTGTAAGGCTATCCCCAGCAGCGTAAAAATTACCACCATTAGTAAGAGTTACTGAGGTTACAACACCACCAGCAGTAGTGATAGTTGCTGTAGCTCCAGAGCCTTGACCGCCGGTTAGCGGGACGTTAGGGTAAACCCCAGTAGTGTAAGAAGAACCACTAGTAGGGTTATTAAATACGGTGATGGCACCTTGAACAATGGATACAGGATAGTAAAAATAGTGCAGTTCAACTACATAGTTGCTATCTGGGGTTGGGGCTAAAATATAAGAAAGCTCATTAGCATTGCCATATTGAGAGCCAAATAAAGCATAATACTTAGGCACTCCACCCGGCGTACCTTGATATGTCGTACCACTATAAACAACAGTTGGGTATGCTTCTCTTAGAAAGTTAACGTCTTTGTTAAGCAAATAGTTGTATCTGTTATCCGAATCAATGATGGCTACAGAAAAAGAAGACAAATAATCGTTTGGCAAAGACAGGTATTGATTACCAGAACTTACATTACCCGTTACGTTTTTACGCA